TGTCGGATTGAGAGAGATGAACGAAGCATGCCGCATTGTGAGAGTGCGTGAATTCGGGATAGGACCTCTTTGAGTTCGAGTTCGCGACCACGTAAATCGAAAGCGTCTTCGTCCGAAGCGTCTCCTAGCAAAAGTCCTGCGGCGAACAGGAGCTCTCCTAAATCGTCGGCGATAGACTTTAGGTCTTTTAGAACTACCTCGACGGTAAGTTCTTCGAGTTGCGGTTCTTTTTCGACGTCCATATCTGCGTGGCAACATAGGTAACCTAGAACTGGAGGTGTTAGGACCAGTGTCGACGCGGCTTCGAGAAGTACTTGGTTGGTAGTCAGAGAGACGCTCCTGTCCGAAAGCGTCTGTATAAAATCTACGCCCTAAATAACTAGCACCCGCGGTTCCCACTGCAGCTAAAAGTGATCTAGGACCAGGAATGGTATTTTCAAACAAAGCAAGGTCACTATAGGGATTCTCTTGTCTCCTATATAAACCGCCTCCACGAAAAGGTTCGTAGCGCGGCGTGGCTTACTTGGGAGTCGGGGGAGGCGTACTGCAACGAATGTACGGAGGGAACATAACAGGTGGATATTCAGCAGAAATGGAAACAGGAGATCGATCCCATGCTGGGTCACGATAATCCACGTCAGGATCGTGGTTTATAAAAGGATTCTCGTCGTCCGGACAACGAAGATACTCCTGGCTGTCGCCCACCAGTAGCGTAGGGCTCGAGTGGATGGGGCCAGGGCGTAGGTACGGGAGCTTCTCCGAGGGCTCCACAATAGAGAATTCGACTGATTCGTCGCTCGAGGGGGCCTTGATCAAAACTGACATCGTACCATTCCCAGGGAGGCTTGTTCGAAGTAAAAATGATTCTACTTGACACAAAACGCAGTTGACCACCTTTCGTTTCAACAAGCATGGGGTACCTGTCCAAAAGTCGTAAGACGAATGAGTAGGGCAGCCATCCGTAGAACTCATCAATGATGACAGTCTCTTGACCTTCATATGTGTCAAACCACTTGCCTTGAGGCAACCAGTACGCTTCAGGGGCGGCTTCATAAGCCGTGCGGCTCTTCCCAGTACCCGTAGGCCCCCAGTAGACGGTGACATCGGGGGCAACAGTGGGATCCCTATGTTTAGTAGTAGCAAGACGGAGAGCATTAAAACCACGGTGGTAGTGAATGTATTGGACTGGATAAATTTGGGCCACCTCTGACAAGGGCATGCCGTCGAGGATAGACTTAGCGACCACGTGCAGGTCGTTCCTCTTACCCTGTGCAGGTGGTTCACCCTCGGTCCAAGGTCCTTCAACGCGAGTATCTTCCTTGTTGCAGTAAGCAACGGCTTCCTCATGGGAGCCACGCCGCGGCTCCCAGTGTGCAGTAGGGAGAAGCTTCTTCACTCCAGCCAACGTAGTTTTTTTCTTGAGCCACACGTAACCTTGGAGATGCGGAGTGCCGCTTTCACCGGATTCCCGCTGCCACGTAATAAACTGGTAGGGTGACGTGTCCAGGACATCTGAGTCCGGGTTGTTCAGAGTGAACATCCAACCTTTACTCTGGGTAGACATCGGTAGATGTGTACAATTTAGCTAGTTAGTAACCCGTTTATGGGGTCGAAACTCACGGAAATCCGCGGATATCCGCTAATTACGATTTTTTGCTGCGCAATGCGCAGCGATAGCCCCGGCTGCAAAGCAGCCGGAACTTCCGCTACGTCTTGCTCCGCTGCGCGGAGCCCTCCTACCGGCGCGTCCGCCGGCACACCGGGATCAGAAGTAGCAAGAAGTTGGGGGTAATACTGACCCCAACTTCAGGCTAACGAGTGGACCTTGCCCCTGCGGGGGGCCGTGTGTGCGGTCGTCGCCATCCGGCTCCTCCCTTAATTAAGCTGCGATCTCGTCGTCACTAGTATATAACCCTAGCGTAAAATAGACCTAGCGTAAAATAGACCTAGCGTAAAACTGATTTACTAAAAACCGCTAGGCATGGATAAATTTAGGACACTAAGGAGCATTATCAGCATAGTTATCAAAAGCAATCACAGGTTGAGTAGCCTCAGCAGTAGTATCAATAGCAACACTACCAATGTCAAATCCAGTAGTATCGATAGTAGCTTCATCGTCAATGGTGTACTTGCGATTGAACCATACAACCTTGTATATAATCTCAACAAGAAGGTTCACAGCAGCAGGATCATTAGTACCATCAGGCAACATTTTAAGCCACCACTGAAAATTGTTCCCAAGGAGAAGACCTGTGCCAGAAGCTGCCTTCTGAGCAGACTGATAATGAGTATTCTGCACCTTAGTCTCGATGATAGGCCAAGAATCGACACGGCCAGTCTTATACGACTTATACATAGAATAGTATCCTTTAAGGATGACATTACGATAGTTACGCAGACCGATATTACTGGTATTGTTGTACAATTGACGAGGACGCGGTCCATTTCGACGAAGATAAACATCAAGCACAGTCTCATTTGGCACAATAGCAGGCGGATCCTGCGTAGAGACTGGAAACAATTGAAACCAACCAAGACTGGAACTGGTAGAAATTGGACTTGGACGTATCATGATCTTAGCGCCAAGAACAGCGTAGTGTGTATACAAACGGGCCATCTCTGCATAGCCACGAGGAGGCTGCTCAGGCGGAGTAGCGCCTACGAAGGGGAAGAGGATGTCACATCTGAACTTGGTAAGTGTGCCTGCAGTAGCTGTCGGATTGAGAGAGATGAACGAAGCATGCCGCATTGTGAGAGTGCGTGAATTCGGGATAGGACCTCTTTGAGTTCGAGTTCGCGACCACGTAAATCGAAAGCGTCTTCGTCCGAAGCGT